AACTGCGAGACAAGTTCGCTCGGCAGGTGTTTGGCTGGATTCCCGCTGCACAATTTCGCAGGATCCGATTTCAACAAACGGCCATCCCGTGAGGAAATGAGCAAGGTGCAGCGCATGACGGCGAACCAGTCGCCGCCAACATCGAACGGTCCCGCAATGGAATCAGGCACCGACAAACGAATGCCGTCAGTGCAGGTGACTCAACCAATGAATTCCCCAACGGAAAAACAGTTTGAGTACGCCCGCAAAATGCTACGCAAGGAAGGCCACCCGATTCCATCGTCATTCAACACGATGTCACGCCAACTAATGAGTGACCTAATCGAGTCATTGAAAAACGGCACTTATCAGCCTGCCACTAGCACAGATGAGGAACCGTTCTAGTGGTTGAGTTTCTCCAGTTTGTTTGCACGTGTGCATTGATGTTCATTCTCGGTGTGTGGGTAGGGCAACGGCATGTCCACCACTGAACGCATGTTCCAGGACCAGGTGATCCACATTGCCCGCATGAACGGCTGGTCAGCGTTCCACGCATCACCACATCTGGTGCGACCTGGTGTGTGGCGTTCAGACGGTCAGGGCTACCCAGACTTGTGTTTGGCGCATCCCACACGAGGATTGATTTTCTGCGAACTGAAAACAGAATCAGGGCGCATGTCTCCAGCACAAAAAAAATGGCAACTAGCACTAGCACCGCATGCTGAATGGTATTTGTGGCGACCATCAGACCTGGACGCAATCGCCAAACGGTTGGGTGGCACATGCTGAAACCGTTTGACCAGGCCACATTCGATGCGGACGACAACGCAAAACACCTAATCATTGACTTGTTTCAACATTGGAACATCACAATGAAAGTGAACGGCGATCAATACGGCATCGATCTAATCGGCAAAGAAAACGACACAGGTGCGTTTATCGCAGCTGAAGTTGAAGTGAAACACAACTGGCGTGGGCCACATTTCCCATTTGACACTGTTCACTACGCTGCACGCAAAATCAAATTCCTAGAAATCGCTAATGCGGAACGCTACGTGTATTTCTGCACTGTGAACGATGACCGGACACACTGTTTGATACTGTGCGCCACCAGCATCGAGCAATGCAAACTGGTCCGCAAACAAACCAGTGTCACAAACTCGGAATGGTTCATCGAAATTCCGCTACACCTGTTTGATACATACAGGCTCTAACAATTCAACACACGCATGGCGGTCCCACGGTTGCAGGTGGCGGCGCATTCACACACGGGAACGTGGGTAGATGTCGCATGCCCCACAACGGCACAAGGCGACAAGCAGCGTTTCCAAACGACACAAATGGCGATGGTGACGGCCCTACAAGGATTCAAACGGCGACCAGCACAGACATGTGCAAACGGCGGGAGGGACACCTACCACCCACCTGTTCACTAGCATGACACCAACCGCAGCGAAGCAAGGGCGGTAGCAACAAACACAAGGAACACCCGACATGAGCAAACGAACAGCAGACCCCACCTACAGACGCAACCGTGCAATCATCCTGCAAGACAACCCACCCTGCGCACTATGCGGACAACCAGGCGCTGACACAGCGGACCATATCGTTCCGTATGCAGCCGGTGGTGGACATGAAATCGAGAACTTGCGTCCAGCGCACGCCCGATGCAACTCACGAGCAGGAGCCACATGGCAAGCCCAACAACAACGCAACATCAACGCCCGCCGTGAAGAGGCAATGAAACAAAGTCAAGACCGATTTTTTACACAACCGACCCTGCCCCCGACCCCATGCAAGAGTCTCTCTCTTGCCGAAACTGGCGAACTGGCTGGAACTGAGTCTGAGTCTGACGAACTGGCCAGGATTGGCCGTGAAGATCCCCGATTGGAAACGATTGGTTTGGGGGGAATGTCGTTTGGGCCTCAGGTGGTGCAGTGGGGCAAGGACCACATGAACGTCACTGCTATGCCGTGGCAGGAACACGCATTGTGGGGTCAGTTTCAAACGTCTGCGTTGCCGGATGGGTCACCTGATCCGTGGGGATTGTTGTTTCGTGAGTCACTTGTTTCAACGGCCCGTCAGCAGGGCAAGAGTATTGGGCTTCAAATGAGCATTGGTTACCTTTTGACTGTGATGCCAATTTTGCGTGGCGAACCGCAGTATGTGTTGTCGGTGGCTAACCGTTTGGACCGTGCCGAATCACTGTTCACCAGGTTGGCCCCAATCCTTGTGGAAAAGTTTGGCGGGAAACAGATGTCTGCTATTGGGCGTAAATCGGTGACGATGCCTGACGGGTCGGTGTGGGAGATTCGAGCTGCAAGTTCAAAACTTCATGGAGGCAGTTACGACTGGATCCTGGTTGACGAGTTGTTCGATATTGATTCGGGAACGATAGACGATGCCCTGCGGCCCTCGATGATTGCCCGCCGATCACCAATGATGCAGATGTATTCCACCGCCGGTGACGAGTCATCCACAACGATGATGCAGATACGGTCTATGTGTATCGCTGAAATTGATTCAGGCACACGTGGTTCCACGTATTTCGCTGAGTGGTCCATGGGTCCTGGTATGGACCCTACGGATTGGCGCAACTGGCGATGGGCCAACCCCGCCATGGGAATCACCGTCACGGTTGAGGCGTTGCAGGCCGTGTCCAAAAAAGATTCATTTAAACGTGCGCACCTCAACATGTGGGTTGCTGCACGTGGCGCATGGTTGGAACCAGGTGTGTGGGACGGGTTGTTGACTAGTGATTCGATGCCTGCGGGCGGTGTGTTGTCTGTGGAAACCAGCCTTGATGAAAACCGTTTTGTCGGTGTTCGTGCTGCGACCGTCAACGGAAAAACACAGGTCCACGTGGAGTTTGTGGTGGATTCCGAAACCCAAATGTGGGATGAGGTGCAACGAGTTATGGCTGACCATTCGGTGCAGCTGGCGATTACACCATCATTGGAAATCCATTTGCCACCGGCATTGAATCGTCGGTACATCGTTGTCGGATATGGCGAACTAGTGCGCTACACACCCACGTTGAAAACCATGGTTGGTGAGGGCCGTGTCTCACATGACGGTCATCTGCTACTTGCGGAACAGGTGCAACGTGCCGTGATTGTTCGAACCAGTGGCGGGAACATTGTGTTGTCATCACAGAAATCACCTGGACCGATTGAACTTGCACGGGCAATGTGTTGGGCGGTGTGTCTAGCATCCAAACCGCAAACAAATCAGAAACCGTTCATGGTCATTGCAAAATAACTAGACTTCACCACAGTGGTCGGTCATGTTGTCGGGACATGATCGGTCACACAATTCGACAAGGAACCCATCATGGCGTTATTCGGTAACAAGGTAAGCAAGGCAGCAATCAGCCCCGCACCCACTGGTGTGGAGGTCAAAGCAGCCGTCGGTGGCTACTACTCCAACGCCATGGGTCCAAACATGATCGGCCAGTACTACACCTACCAGGAAGGCGAACTGCGCAACCGTGCAATGCAGATTAGTGCGGTGTCTAGGGCTCGTGACTTGCACGCCAGTGTCATTTCCGCAATGGGTCTGAAAATGTATCGGGAACGCTGGAACGAAACCGAACGTGAAATGGAAGAGGAGTACATCGCCCCCCGTTCATGGCTACGCCGACCAGACCCATCCATTCCGTATGAAACATTGATGGCGTGGACGCTGGACGACCTTTTTTTCTTTGGTAGGGCCTTCTGGTGGGTGTCCGCTAGGACGCAAGACGGCTACCCTGCGTCATTTACCCGTTTGCCTGCGGGCTCCATCACCACCGAGGACCAAGTGGGACCGGTGTGGTTCGCCCCATCTAATGAGGTGTATTTCAACGGCGGGATGTTGGACCCTGTCAACCTGGTGCAGTTCATCAGCCCCGTGCAAGGTGTGATTTACATGTCGGAGCAAACCATTGCAACCGCATTGAAGATTGAGGACAGTCGATACCGCAATGCGGCCTCGGCCATCCCAAGCGGAATCCTGAAACAAACTGGTGGTGAACCGTTGTCCGCACAGGAACTTGCAGATCTTGCAGCTGCATTCAACGCTGCACGTGCCACCAATCAAACCGCAGCACTGAACGAGTTTTTGACATACGAACCAACCAGCGCAACACCGGACAAAATGTTGCTGATTGAATCTGCAAACTATTCCGCTCTTGACATCGCACGTTTGTGCAATTGCCCCCCTTACTTACTCGGGGTCAGTACTGGCGCTTACAGTTACCAGTCATCGGAGCAGGCCCGCATGGATATGTGGATGTTTGGAACCAAAATCTATGCAGAATGCATTTCAAGCACACTCTCCAGTGACGCAGTTTTGCCACGTGGAACCTACGTCAAATTCAATTCGTCGGATTATCTCGGCGAAACACAAATGATGGACACAAACAAAATCGACATTGAAGAAAACACACAGGAGGAACTCGCATGATGCGACTAGTCACCGACCAAGTAACCGTCACCGCTGAGGCTGGACAACCAACCGACGGTGAGCGTCGCATTGACGCAGTAGCACTTCCCTATAACCAATGGGCCATTGTAAGCGGCGGGCAGGAAGTGATGTTCCGCCCTGGTTCGCTACCGGTGGACGGACGCAACCCACGAGTGTTCATGTACCACGACTCCACCAAAGTTGTCGGATCAGTAGTTGAACGCATCGACACCGACGAGGCCATGCTTGCATCCATGAAGATTTCCCGCACCGCCCTTGGCGATGAAGCCTTGGTCTTAGCAGCCGATGGAGTCATGGACGTGTCCGTAGGGGTCAATGTCCTGGAATACACGGAGGACAAACAAGGACGCATGATCGTTAGTTCCGCTGAATGGACAGAATTGTCATTAGTCCCCACAGGCGCATTCAGAGGTGCTATCGTCACCGATGTGGCTGCGCAGGCAGACACAACTCCCGACACAACAGAAGAATCCACCGAACCTGAAACAGTCGAGGAGACAAACGTGGAACCAGTACAAGAACCAGTCGCAGTTGAAGCAGCAGCAGTTGTTCCAACCGCCCCACTTCCAGCAGTCGCCAAAAAGAATTTCGGCATGCCATCCGCAGGTGAATACCTTGCAGCATTCCACATTGGTGGCGAAGTTTGGCAGCGTGTAAACGCAGCTGCACAAGACGCAATGAAAGAGCGTCAGACCGCATTGCAAGCCGCAGCCGGTACGGGTGGAAACACCAACACCGAAAATACCCCTGGCCTCCTTCCGGTTCCAGTGTTGGGACCTGTCTTTCAGGATCTGAACTACGTGCGACCTGTCGTCGCAGCAGTTGGCGCACGTGCGTTTCCAGGTAGCGGAGATCAGAAAACCTTCATTCGCCCAACTTGGTCGACCCATTCCTCAGTGGCGTCACAAGGATCTGAACTCGGAACAGTGTCTGCAACATCACCAGTAATTGCATCAAACGTCATCAGCAAAACAACTCTTGCTGGTTCGGTCACATTGTCAGTACAGGATGTCGATTTCACTAGTCCGGCCGCTATGGAAATCATCCTCAGGGACCTTGCGCAGCAATATCTCCTTTCCTCGGACAACCTCGCAGCAGACGGACTTGTCGCTGGTGCATCAGCATCAGGCTCCACATGGACCGTCACCGCAAACGACCCATCAACATTGATTGCAGCAATCTACGACGCAGCGACCGACATTCTCAGCGCATCCAACTTCCTGCCTGACCACATTTTTGTGTCACCCGACGTGTGGAAGTCCCTCGGT